CTTTTGTGATTGTGCAGGTTGGTGATCCGTTTGTCGTTGCTATAGTTGCAGATGTCAAAGTTGTTTTGAGAGGTGTAACGTCATATAGTTGACCTTCAAAGTATATAAGTAAAAACTTATCTGTTCCAAGGGCCACGTACCGGTTACCATCGTTATCTACGAATGCGTGCTGTTTTCTAGCAACACCGACTATTGTATCTGTTACTAGTGATGCCCATCCACCGACTTTTTCTGGTAGACCATATCTGAATCTTACGTTATCCGAATCAACCCAACGGTTTTCCGCACCAGCTTCTGTCTGTTGCTTGTCTATTCCAGGTTTGAATTTATACTCTACGAGAGCCATCAGTAGCTCCTATATTTTAGTTTTGTAAGCCCAGCCTCGTGTCGCATTAACAAACACCAAAGTAAACGCTGCGCCGTTTGTATTGACTGTTAGGTTAGAGGCTGCACCCAAAATATTAGAACCGTTTCTGCCGACAGTTAGATTGTTTGATGCAAAGAAATTTTTACTATCTATAAAATGTACTTCATCACCAACAGAAGGTGAAGCAGGTAGATTTATAGTTACTGTTGAAGAACTCGTGTCTACTAATACTTGGTCATCAGCAACAGCTGTATATGTTCCTGTTGTAGTTATATAACCTTTTCTACGAAGACCTAGATTTATATTTGTGCCATCCGCATAAACTAGAGAAGTTGATGCTACAGGTAAACTTAATCCTGTACCAGATGCTGTTTTGACTGTTAGTGTAAATCTGTTTGCAGATCTATTTGTTGCATCTTCAACAATATATACTCTCTCTACTGAATCAGGAACTGTTACAGTTCTGTTAGCAGCAAGTGTTCCTGTAAGTTTTAGATAAAGATTTTTACCATTTGATACAGCTCCATTAGAGATTGCTAATGTTTGATCAGCAGCTGCTACGTCTATAGATATGTATCCAGACGATGCCTGTTCTAATTGTTGTAGATTGGTGTTAGTTATAGTACCCCATGTACCTGACTTTTCACCTGTTGTTATTAATTCTAGTTTTAAATTACTCGAAAATGTTGATGCCATAATTCTCCTATGGGTTAAGCGGATCTATTGGGACCCACGTTTGCCCTGCGTTTGGATCTATTGGGTTCCAAGATACCACAGAAATAGTACCTATTGCAAGGTTAAATCTATTACTAGATGGAGTAACTGCAGAACCAGTAATAGTGTTTCCTACTGCTATATTTACTCTTTTACCATTGACCAAAACAGTTACACTCTGGATACCTACTCCAGCAAAGGTTGTTGATGCAAAAGGTGTTGCTCCAAAAAACATATTATATCTCCGTCCAAATCTGTGTTGCGTTAGTTGGGACTTGTTCCCACTGTCTAATAACTATATCAGATGTGCCTATTTCAAATCCTTCACCAGTCGGCAACGCTTTGGCTTTAGCAACCACTGTAACATTACCTGTTGATATATTAAACCTTTTACCTGATACGATTGCTGTTGCATTTGCTTTAGCGGTAGCATTACCTAAAGCTACCTCAAAACCATTACCTGTAACAGTTAGATTACATTTACCTATAATTGTTACATCACCTGTCGCAAGATCTAAACCTTGCCCTGTTATAGGTGGTTTAGATTTACCTTTGGTAATTACTGTTCCAGTATCTATCTCAAAACCTTTACCAAAAATAGGCGGAGAGGCCGGTATCGATGCTGCAGCAGGTGTTATTGCTAATTCTAATCCATTACCACTTAATACCTCTTTAGCTTTTGCTATAATCGTTACATCGCTGGTTCCAATATTTACTCGTTTACCAGTTACAGATACTTCTGCTTTACCAATTATAGTTGAATTGCCGATGCCAACATTTAGTTGCACACCTTGAAGACCGACAAATGCGTTAGGATTAAAGCCTACATCAGAAAAGGCTGCTGCTGAAAAGGGGGTAGCACCAAAATACATGCGAGTTTACCTCGCAGTTGCACAAACGTTATTACTGCCAACTAGGGGTGCTTCTGCAAATGCTATGTAGATATAAACATCACCACTAGCATTTACACCTTTATCTGAATCTATAGCTTTAAAACCATTTGAATATAAATCTATTCTATTTACTGTTGATTCTAGATTAGGTAAATCAGCAAATAAAAGTTCATTTTCTGGATTAAACCCTTGTCTTTTACTATCATGTATAAACCAACTATCAGATTGTGATGTATTTTTATAAATAATAAACCCAGGTTTAAATCCTGTGTAAACAAATGTTCCATCTGCACCACTTCCATTACCAGTATAGGAACCAATTTTGCTATAACCAATTTTTTCTGAAAAACAGTAGGCTATTAAATTACTACCACTTTTATTTACACCATTTTCTGTATTTACTGTAAATAAAGTAGAAGTAGGAGATGTATTATTCCATCTTGTAGCACTTGTACCTCCTGTACCACTTGAGTGTAATTGCATATATTTAGTGTTACCTAAACTTTTATGATAAACTTCCCAACCATTTGTTGTATCTCTATTTTTAATTATAAGCATTCCAGGTGTAGCACCTAATCCATGACCAACTGTAGATAAACTTCCATATCCTGTATAAGACACGATACTAAATCCAGCAGTAGTGTTAGCAGATACAGAACTTGTTATGCTTCCACTAGAGTTTGATGATGCAGAGCCACCAGCTTTCCAATTCCATGAAGCAAAATTATCTCCATTATCATTTATTGCTCCTTGTGAACCAGTAGTCCAACCATCAGTACCAACTGTATTAATTCCTGCTGTAATAGTTGCTTCTGCTGAACCTTCATTTGAGTATAGAATTTTTTGTGTTCCTCTTACTGTATCTTGTAAATAGTGGTAATAGTTAGTACCACCATCTCTAGCCTTTACCCATATAAAGTCAGGTTGATGTCCAACCCCTGTAATACTTTGAGTTCCACCATTACCTGTATAGAGTTTAGTATTAAAATGATCTGTAGATTTATTGATTGTAGTATAAGCCATTATAAGTTTAATCCTTTTGTTGACATAGCAGTATAGCCGGTTGGAACATCATATTCAAATATTCCATTACCACTTGCGTTAGTTCCTGCACTAGATACTGCTGTTGTTCCAAAGAAGCCGTTACCCATATTTACTGCAAAATGCTCATTACCATAATATTGAGCAAAAGCTGGTAAATAAGTAATATCTCCTGCTAATGTAAATGCTGAACCTGTGCCTGTAGAACCAGATGTAGGAACTCCAGAGTTTTGCCAAGTACCATTTTTTGCAAAGTAAATTTTATTATTATCTAAGTCAACAGCTACACCTAAAATATCATTAGTAGTAATAGAAGCACCATAAGAATTTCCAGTGCTTGTAGAATTGTTATTTACATTACCAGTTTTTGCATGATAACCATAACCATGTGATTGTGCTGTAAAATAACTATTATTAGCTGTATTATTTATTTGTTCAGCACTAACTATTCCAAAAAACATATTACTTGGGTCGCTAGGTTCATTATTAGTTATTTTTATTTCCCAATAATATTTACCACTTGTTGCACCTATTGTTCCATAAAAAGTTCTCCAAGCATTAGTTGTAGGTGTATTTGTTTTTGCTAAATTACCTTGAGTTATATTTACTTGAGCAGCCGAAAGTGTAAGTGGATTCATTGTAGCAAAAATATTACTTGGATTATCTTCCGATTTTGTGAGTGTACCACCACCAACTGAGTAATTATTACTTTGACCAGATTGGTCTGTTCCAGAGTTACCGTCTTTAAGAATAAAAAAACTATTTGTTGCGTAAGTCACACTCGGGTTCGTGTTGATTTTCCACTCTCCAGTGGTAGCATCAGTTGAGCCGAATGTAGATGCTTGGTAAGCAGTATTAGTTACAAAATGAAAATGAGATAAATAACCATCCAAATAACTACCACCATCGTGTCTGCCAATTTCATGAAGATTATCATCTCCAAATTTTACCTCTGCATTTTGAGCTGGATAAGTAGTAGTCTGCAAACTTGTTTCTCTAACACCATTAACATAAATTTTTACTCTATCTGATTCTGTTGCTTGTGTTGTATCAAGAGTAATAACAATATGATACCAAGCGTTAGTATCTTTAAATCTCCTATTTGTTCTTATATTTACATTACTGTGATTATAATAATTTAAAGTATTATCACTTTTTAAAAGAACATAAGCATAATAACTACCAGAAGCATAAGAAGAAAACACAACTTGACCAGCATCTAATTTACTTCTTTTTAGCCAAAAAGAAATTGTTTGTCTCTGTCTGTTTCCAGAACTTCCATAAGTCTTTGATAAATAAGTACTTGCCATTAGTTAAATAACGCTCCTCCTGACGCCCCGTGAGATATTGTAATTGTAAACTGACGGTCTGCTGTTTGGGCCTGTGCATCTGTTGCTCGTATAGTAAATGTATACGTTGTCGTCTGCGTTGACCCTGATTCAGTACCAGTGATTGCACCCGTACTTGTATTTAAACTTGCACCACCTGGAAGTGCTCCAGATTGTACAGCAAAACTTGTAGCATCTGTTGCTGCAACTGTAAAGTTGATAGTTCCCGCAGCTGACACTGTTCCTAAACTTCCTGCCGAAGTTGTCCACGCAGGTGCATCAGATACGGTAAGTAAAGCTGTTCCTGATCTACATGCGATACCATCGTTGTTTTCCAGTCTTAGAAAATATGTGCCGTCAACTGGTAGAGTAAAGTTTGCGGTTACAGAAGTTGCACTTGTAAATGATACGGAGTTTGCGGTTACGATCGCACCAGTAGATGCATTGATCGCATCAACAAAAGGTGGTGTGGAACTGTCTTTAAAATTTGTACCGGTAATAACTACGTTAGCAGCATTATTATCAATAACTGTTGGACTGATAGATGAGATAGTTGGAAATAAAACACTATCAGAAAAAGACAATACACCTGATCCGTTAGTAGATATAACTTGATTCGCTGTACCATCAGCTGTTGGCATCTTTAAAAAGACACCTGTATTTAGATGTGTTGAATTATGTAGTACATAGTTACCCATGTTACCGTGGTTAGAACATTGATAGAATAAAACATTTGGTGTTGTTTTATCGACAGCTATCTGTGTGTATGCTCCCGAGTTTCCTGGTGCAGGTGAATTACCTGTGTTAGTTACTCCGGTTGTGTATTCTGTTGTTTTTGCAGCATCAACATAAAATCTTAATGGGTGACCGTTGTTTGATGAATCACTTTGATCGAATCTATAGTAATATGGTTTGGAAGTATCCTGTCCTTTTAATTCTATTATAGGTGTCTGTATACCATTGATGTAATATCCAAGAGAACTACCAACACCAAAGTACGGTGAGTCGGCTGTCTTTGCAGCAACCTTCACCTCGTATACAAGTGGAGCAGTAGATGAATAATACTTACCCTGAAAACCTGCACCACCAGAATCTTTACTGATGATCAGATTACCGTCTTGGTCCTGAATTGTATCTACTTTTAATATACTACTCATAATTATCTAGCCGTTGCTGGTATACCCTCTCCTACATTAGCTACAAGAGGTTCTTCTGCAAATGCATAATAAACATAGTTTCCATTATTATAATTTATTGAACTATAATCACTTGTAGGTCTAAAACCATTTGAATATAAATCTATTTGTCCTGCAGTTAAATCTTCACCAGAATTTGTATTTGCATACAATCTAGCATTTTGAGAGTTAGTACCATTTCTTTTGCTGTCATATATTATCCAGTTGTCTGTACCTATATGACTTTTAATTATAATAAATGCAGGTTTAAATCCAGTATAAATAAATGGACCATCATCATTTCCATTACCAGCATAGGTTCCAGTTTTTGAAAAACCTTTTATAGATGTAAAACAATAAGCTATAAAAGGTGCACCACTAGCGTTAGCATTATTTGCACTTCCTACATAAAATAATGTTGATGTTGGTGAGTCTGCTGGAAATGGACTACTATTACCATAAGAACCTTTTGCACCAGTTTCATTTAAATATAATATTCCACCTGCTTTTCTAGAATCAACTGGCCATGCTTCAGTATTACCAGATAATCTTTTTACTATTATTAATTCTGGAGCAACACCTAACCCATGTCCAATAGTAGCTACTGAACCAGAGCCTGTATAAGATACAATACTAAATCCTGCTGTTGTATTAACACTAACAGTTGAGTTTATATCCCCTGCGGTATTTGATGAACCTGCACCATTTGCTTTCCAATTCCATGATGCAAAAGTATCAGAGTTTCCATTAATCATTGATGATGTTCCAATACTAAATCCATCAGTTCCAAAAGCTGTTAATGAATTAGCATTTGTAGCTTCTACTGCTGTATCATTAGAATATAACTGTTTTGTTACACCTCTAACAGCATCATATAGTCCATGGTCTGCTGTGCTATTTCTTTTTTTAAGCCATACCCAATCAGGTTGAAATCCAACACCTGTAATAGATTGTGTACCACCATTACCTGTATAAAGTTTAGTATTAAAATGTAAGCTAGGTTTTGTAATTGATGCGTATGCCATATTATTTTTTATCCATAAGTGTTAATATTTTTTGTATTTAATGCGTAATATCCAGATGGTACATCATATTCAAATAAACTTCCATTACCATTTGAACCTGCAGAAGTTATAGTTGTTGCACCAAATTGACCTGTACCAAAATTTGATTGAACTACAGCATTACTTCTAACACTTACAGCAAAACCATATGTAGCATTAGTAGTTGGTAAAGTAATAGCTCCAACAGCAGCATCAAAAGTTGAACTACCATATCCACCAGAACCATTTGCCCAAGCACCATTTTTAGAAAAATAAACTTTATTATTATCCATATCTAAAGCACAACCTATTATATCTCCTGTTGTATAACTGCTTGCAAAAGTACTAGAACTTGCTTGTAAATATTTATCTCCATCTGCATTATAAAAACCAACACCACCCGTTCCTCCTCCACAATGGGTATAACTATTTTTATCTTGTGAAGTTGCATATTGCATATCAGTTACACCAACCATAACATAACCACCATTAATATTAATTTTGTGTTCACAATACCATTTTCCTGAAGGTGCAGCCAAAGTTGAATTTATATATTTCCAGTTTGAGTTAGTATTTTTTGTTCTCATTCCAGCTTCTGTTAATTGAATATCAGATAAATTAAATGAAGGATTTAATGTAGAATAAACATTTGATGGTGTATCAATAGATTGTTTTAAAGTTCCATTAACTGTAAATGTATTTGATTGACCAGAACTATCTGTACCAAGTGCTGCAGAGTTTTCAAATTTTAAATGAAAACCATTAGTACCCCAAGAAACACCAGATGGTGATTTAAATTTCCAAATACCTGATGTAGAATCTGTTTGACCAAATACTGTTGGTGCTAATGCTTGACCATCAACCCAAGAAACATGACTCATATATCCATTAAAATAATCTGTTGATGCACTTTCATGTTTTCCAATAACAAAAGTAGAACCAGAATTATTTATCATCATATTAGCTCCTTGAGCTGGATTTATTGTTGAATCAAATGTAGTTTCCTGTACTCCATTAACATATACTTTAATTCTATCTGAAGCTGTTCCTTGTAAACTGTCTATTGCAACTACGATATGATACCAGGCACTAGTATCTCTAAATACTCTTGTAGTTTTTCTTTGACCTATACCTGAACCATTGTCTATATATAAATGTAGTTTCTGATCATTATGAAAGAACAATCTTAAATATCTATTTGCATCAGTATTAATAGCAAAAAATCTAGGATAATCACTAGCTATATTAGATCTTTTTATCCAACCAGAATAAGTACCTTTTGTATTTGTTCCTGTTGAACTTATGCTTCTTGTTAAATAACTATCTGCCATAATATTATCCTAATTAAATTGTCCTGAATTATTAGCTCCAAAATTAAATGTCATTGTAAACTGTCGATCCGCTGTCTGCCCTTGAGCATCAGTTGCACGAATAGTAAACGTAAATGTTGTATCAGCTGTAGCACCAGATTCAGTTCCAGTCAATGTAGACGAACCTGATCCACTATTCAATGTAATTCCACCAGGTAAAGATCCTGATTGTACAGCCATGCTTACTGAATTTGTTGCTGTTAAAGTAATTGTACCAATATTATCTCCACCAGAAAATGAACCTAATGATCCTGCTGAAGTAACCCATGCCGGTGCATCAGAAACTGTAAGTACTGCAGATGTTTGAACCGCATTACCGTCTGGGTTTTCAATATATAATAAATAACTACCATCAACTGGTAATGTAAATTTTACTGTAATCTGTGACGCTGAGTTAT